ATTCGATGATGTGGGCGCCTCACTGGTTGGGGTCGCCAGCATCGTCGTTGGTTCGTTCATTCGTGTGTTCCTTCAACATGACCGGATAAAGTTCCGGGCATACGGCATGGATAATACCAAGTAACTGTAGGCCGTAGTTACGGTTACCTTCAGAGAAGGCCATTGTCATGCTGTTGGTGGCGAACGAGGACCGGAACACTCCTGCCCTGTCCAGCAACCGCCACACCATGCGCCGGCCACGCTTGTTGTTCATCAGCCACTTGACGTCGGCGGCCTCGTTTTCGCGCTCGAGGCGTTCACGCTGGTCGCGCTCGGCCTTGTTGCGCTCTTGTCCACGGATATCGAGTGGGTCGTAATTGCTCACGGTTGGACTGTATCCCTGTAACTAATGTTTACGGGTACTGTCACGTGCTGGTGATCTTGAGATTCCACGCCTCGAGCGTGATGAACTCGTTGGCGGTCGCAATCTGCCCGGTGATGGCGAACGTCTGCGCGATGCCGAATCCGCCAGTCGGGGTCATGGTGACGTTCGCGCCAGTTGACGCACCGTGTCCGGGTGCCGCAAGAGCGTTTGAAACTAGGGTCGTGGCTGTGTTCGCCCACGCCTGCTTATCAACGGACAGGCTCACGTTCGATGCGGCAACAGTCTGCGAATACCATCCGGCATCGCCGATGTTGACCTTGAAGATCTTGTTGTTGGCGCTTCCCGTCATCGCAAACAGCGCGTCAATCTCAAGTTCCATGCCTGGTTTGATCGCGTTCGCCGGAATGGTCACCGAAGCAAGAGTAATGTCGTTACCGACAACCGTCACGGTTGGAGTTCCAAGACCGGCAGCGTGCGGGTAGTTGATGGTGATCTTCGTAGTGGCCGCGCTGACATCGGTGACGGTGTACAGGCCGTTGACGCCAGTACCGCCAGCCCAAGTGACGCGGACAAGCTTGTTCTGCGCGACTGCGTTCGTGAGGCTATGGATGCCGGCGCTCACCAAACGCACGCTGCCGCTGCTGTCCTCGTAGGTCAGCGTGGTGAAAGTCGCGGCAGGAGCGACGATTGACACAGCTGTGGTTGTAGTGGCGTAAGTCGGCTCGTTCCGCATGATCGGGAAGTACATCTCGCCGCCGTCCGCGTCCTTGATGCCGATGATGTCGTTGGTCGTGCTGTCGTAAAGGAAATTGTTGCCTTGCTTCAGGTATGGCATGGTGGTCCTTTCAAACTTCCAGCGCCGATGGGCTGGTGTATCCCGAGAACATGTTCATCACGTCAGTCAATGCGTTGGGCTGATCCGTCGGAGCGCCGGCCATGTTCTTGACCGTCTGCGACGATTGCTGCAACGCTGCCGCCTGCTCCTTGGCCGCCATCGCCTGGTTGCGGGCGGTGCGGATGGCCGCGACCTCCTTGTCGGCGATGATGAGCGACGGGTCCACGCCAAGCATGTCGGCGTAGATGTCGGCCCACTGGTCGCTGTCGAACTTGTCGAGGATGTCCGGCTTCATCGTGGCGATCTGGCCGAGGTTACCGACGAAGCGGTCAACCGAGTTCGTGCCGATGGCACGCTGCGCCTGGGCGAGCATGCTGACGAACTCGACGTTCAGGTCCATGCCCTGCAACTCCTCGGGGGCCGGCGGGATGATGCCGCCCTGCAACATGCGGGTGAACGTGATGTCCACCAGCGGGTCGAGCAGTTCGTTGTGCAGGCGCTCGAGCACTGGCCCGAGCATAAGCAACTTCTCCTCGTGGCGCTCGGCGACCTCGGTGGCCGTCATGCGGGTGTTCGGCTGGCCCGCCAGCATCAGGAACATGTCGGCATAGAACGCACCACGAACACGCTCGCGGCAGTCTTGGATGTCGTTCAGCAGGTACTGGAGGTTGAGGTTGACCTCAAACGCCGTCTTGATGCCTGCTGACGCGCCGTCCACAAACGAGATGCCTCCGGGCAGCGTCTCGACGTCGCGGTTCTTCATCGACACGGGCACCTGGAGCGGCGGCTTGGTCTGGTAGTCGATGGCCTGCGCCTTGCGCAACTGCTCGTGCTGTAGCTGCTTGATGTCGCCAAGCGCCTCCATGCCGGGGCTGTTGCCGTAGATGTCGCCGCCAGCGGTGGCCCAGCGCGGGACGAGCGCGGGGAACTGTTCGAACCCGCTCTCTCGCAGGAACACGCCGTCCTCGCCGCCGACCTCGAAGTACCACGAACCCCACGCCATGTTCTTGTTGTCGCGCTTCTTGTGGTCGCGGTCGGAACGCGGCTCAATAGCGTGAATGACCGGAATCCATTGGTCGAGCGTGCCGCGGTCCCACATGTTGCGCACGGTGACCGAGCAGTTTTTGTAGCCGAACTCCTTGACCATCGCGGCGACCGTCATCTCGAACTCGCGGTACAGCGTGTCAACGCGGCCCTGCGCGTCGGTAGCGATGCAAAACTCGCCAGTCGTGACGGGGTAGTGGTGGATGACGTTCTTGAAGTCGGGCAGCACGATGCTCGTGGCCGTGCCGAACGCACCGAGTTCCTCGTACATCGTGTGCAAGGCGCGGTAGGTGTTGGACTTCTGGAAGACGAGCTGCATGCGGCGCGTCACGTCATCAAGCCACAACTTGACGGGCTGGTAGGAGTTCAGTTCCGGGTCGGCGGTCGCCAGCCTGAACCACTGCCGTGCCGGGCTGGTCGCGCCAGCCATCATGCCGGCACCGAGCGTGCGCAGTGCGCGGGTGCCCGTGTTGTCGTAGATGTTGTTGTGCCGACGCCAGCCCTTGTCGCGGTCTTGGCGGAAGTAGCGCCCGTTGCGCGGGAGCAGGTAGGTGGTGATCTCCTGCCAGTGAGACAGCCACGACGCACGCTCAGACTTGAGCTGCCCCCATCGCGTGAACAGCTTGTCGCGGGTAGGTGCGCTTGGGTAGGACTGTGCGTCGCCGGTGTATTCGCTCATCGTGCGCCTGGTGCGTTAGGGGTGCGTTGACCTTGAACAGCCCTTGGCAGGAAACCGCCTGGTGCGCGTGGGAACAGCATGTCGTTGAGCGCCTGCTGTTGTGCTGCTGGACCGAGTGCCAACTTGGACGCTTGGAAAAATCCGCCGAATCCCTGCGTGCCACCCATAGCCGCCATGTTCAGGCCAGCCATAGTGCTCCCATACTTGGCGTAATCGGCGAAGTACGCATTGCGATCTTCTGCGCTGAGTTTGACGAGATCCTCGGTCTTCATTGGCGAGAACAATGGACGCTGTTCTGCTTGAGGTTTGCCACCAAACAAGCCACCAGTACCGCCATCTTGCTTCGGCATCGTCAGCCACGGACGTTCCGGATCAACGGTTTCCTTTTGCGCTGCCTGTGCAACTTGTGCGCTGATGTTGCCAGACACACCCATGTCAGCCTCCAAGGAGTGAACTGCGCCCGAGCGCCAGATCCTGCGGGTTGACGCCGGTCGGTCCGGTCAGCATGGTGCTGGTCGGCCCGCCTCCTGCGCCTTCTGCTGCGCCCGCCATGATGCTGCCCATGTCAGGCTGCCGGCGGTTGGCTGCTGCCATCGCCTGCGCACTGCGGCGCTGCTGCGAAGCGGCCTGCGCTTCGGCCTGTCGCTGGGCCTGGCGCTGTTCGCCAAGCGCCTGCTCTTGTGCCTTATCGGCCCTTTCTCCGGCGTATACGGCGTACCCGGTTCCTGCGGCTGCTGCCGCTGCTGCCGCTGCTGCGATTGCAATTTCGATTCCCATATCAAAGCTCCTTCATCATCACGATATCTGCGGGGAGGTATCCATGCTTCGCCATCGACTCGTGCAACTTTGTTCCAGATCTCGTGTGCCACAACACGCGACACGCACCTCGTGACCTTGCTTCTGCTTCTGCAAAGCGAATCATCCGACCACCGATAACGCCTCGGTATGCTGGATCGACAAACAAAGCATCGTTTGCGGCAATGATGATTGCTGGGTTGTGCATTGTCGGTGTGACGAGCATTGTGCAATAACCAACCATTCGACTTTCATCAAACGCCGCGAGCGCGAACATGAGTTTAGCATCGACAAGTGTTTGATATTGTTCTGCTGATGGATTGAATGGGAAATCAAATCCCGTTTCCGCCCAGTTAGCCGCCATCAGTTCGTGGATCAGGGGCATGAAATCCTTAGGCTGAATGAGGCAGATGTTGACCATGAATTTGCGGCCTTACTGGTTGTGCATGCCCTCGTATGGGTCGTAGTCGCTTGGTCGAGTGTCGATCCGGTCGCGCACCTCGCGTGGGAGCTGCTTGCCGACGGGGAACGCGAACGTCAGCGCCAGCGCGTCGGCGATGTCCGGGCTGGCCCCGCCCTGTAGCCGGCGCTTGATGTCGTCCTTGGATTCGAGCACGCGCCTGCCGTTGGAGTCGTACGAATACGTGGGGGTGGCGAGTTCGGCCTTCAGGTACGGGTCATTGGGAATCGAGCCGCCCTGCTCCATCCACTCGCGCATCGTCCACCACATCTCGGTGCGCTTGTTGACGAACAAGCCGGGGTTGTTGGCCTTGCCGCCGAAGTTGATCTCGACGATCCCGTAGCCCAACTGGCGCAGCCGGTCGATCACGCCGGCCCCGCCACCCACGTCGATGAACACGCCGTCTGGGTCGCGCTCCTCAATGACGTTGGCTACCCGACCTGCCAGGCCCATGTTGTCGATGCCTCGGTAAATCTGCGGCTCGAACACGACGAGCCCTTGGCGCAGCACGATCACGCTGCGGTCGTCACCGAACCGGGCAGGGTCAACGCCGACAACCAGCGGAGCGTCCACGATGTCGCCGTCTGAGTATCGGCGCCGTGCCGCTGACTCAGCGTCGGACAGCGTAATGAGCTGGTCGTCGCCGGCGGCGCTGAAGTCACACAGGTACTCACGAGCGAACGCCGTTTCGGGCATGTCGCGGCGCAGGCGCTTGACCTCGTCACGGTCGATGGCGTCCGTATCATCGACGGTATAGAGGGCAGACCACCAGTCCTCGAGGCCGTTGGAGCGGTAGAACAGCTCGCTGAACAGGTTGATGCCAGACGGCGTCCCGATGAACATCGCCCAGCCCTTGCGGTCGGACAGGGCAGGCTGAACGATGTCGGTCCAGACCTCGGGCTTGATCTGTGCGACCTCGTCAATCACGCAGCCGTCGAGACGGACGCCGCGCAGGGCGTCGGGGTTGTCGCCGCCGAACAGGCGGATGGTCGCGCCGTTGTGTTTGAACACGACGGCCAGATCCACCTCGTTGATGTCGATGGCCCCCGTGGTGCGCATGGGGCGCAACTTGTCCTTCAATCGAGCCCATGCGATGGCCTTGGCCTGGCGCAGGAACGGTGCGATGTACACGTAGAACCCGAGC